CTGCGGCTTTTTGTATAACAATCTGTAACGATTATTAGAAATGCCAGCTCTGGAGTGCTGTTCTATAAACAAATAGTTATCAGAAATCATTTGGTGAATGATTCTACGGATTTGTCTCACACTGATTTTGCACTTATCTGCCAAATATTGTTGACTTGGCCAACAAATACCTTGGTCATCACAATGATCTGCCAATGCTAAATGGACAATTAAAGCATTGCCATTGTAAGGAGAGTTTTCCCATACATAGGTCATAGCTTTAACTGACATTAGAACACCGCTTCTGTAGGATCCCAAGCAACTGGATCTGGATTCTTAGTTCTTGGTGTGCCATGATATTTTTGCACAACAATTTGCTTAGCAATAGTATCAACCAGAACCTCATATGACGAGCGCTTATTTCCGTCTTTGTCGATCCATGTCGTTTGCTTAATTGTTCCTGTAATGGTTACCAGATCGCCTCGTTTGATGTTATCTACAAGAGCCTCCGCGTAGCCTCCAAAAGCTTTGCATTCCCACCAACTTGTATCTGCATCTACCCATTCATCATTGACTTTCTTTCGTGTATTAGACACAACGCTAAATGGAACATACGCTTTACCTTGCTGCGTAAACTTGATGTCCATATCTTTGCCAATGCGACCTTTGATGGTTATTGCTGCACTCATTTTTGCTCCTTTATTTGTCGGACTAGATCTTTTATGTCTTTATTTTTCATGCCACCCCATATTCCAAACACTGGCCAATGCTTGATTGCATAACCTAAGCAATTCATTTGCACTGGACAGTTCTTGCATATACTTAAAGCTGCTCTTTGTTCTAAATTCGTTGGATGTTCACTATCAGGAAAGAACCAATCAGGATCTATGCTTGGATCAGTGCAATTGGCATCTTTAGTCCATTCTGCTGTTTCAACCTTAAAATCTAAATCTCTAATCGTCACAAGTATCCCGCTTCTTTCAGTAGTTGTATCATTACGCTTACTGGAACACAAGCTGGCCAATTTTCTATATCAGCTTCGCCTTGTCCATTCTGTCTTAAGACAGCGATGGGGATAACGCCTTCTTTGATTCTTTTTGCTTGTTGTTTCATTGCTGATTTAGGATCAAAGTCTGCTCTAGCCTTCAATTCCCAATCAACTCCGATAACTCCTTTTATATCTGTTCCTGCAGCTGAAGAACTACTTGCCTCAGCATAAATCCAACCTTCTCGCTTCAGGTATTCAGCAAAAATCAATTCAGTCTCTCGACCTCTACGTTTTCTAGATAGGTTAGTCATTCTTTTCCTCCCCATCCATTACCTTTGAAAATAGCGGGTACAGCGGTAAAAATCTTTTGCATAACTTCTCCACAATCACATCGAGGACCGTGTTCTGATACTGAGTGACTGATTTCAATTTGGATTCCACATTTTTGGCATTTGTAGTCATAAGTTGGCATCATTTATCCCAAGAATTCTTTAACCAACCAGTTCTGGTGGCTTCAGCAGGATTTGTTGTAATCCAGAAATGACAAACATGACAAAGAGCTCTGCAATTGTTGATGTCCAAAATAGATCCTCCTCTGGCTCTACTGAGAACTTCATGAACTTCTTCCGAAGCCTTTGCATTACACCTTTGGCACATTGGATATTGCTCAAGCATATAGGCAACTAATTTACGCCGTTCCACATACTTTTTTGTCATTTTCTTACTTCTTGCTCTCATGTGTATTGACCAACACCTTCTGCGCTAAATTGTTGTCTAATGGCAGCTGAAAGTGATTGTCCAATAGATATTTGAGATCTTAAAGTGTTTATACGCTCTTTAATTGCTCTTACCTCTGCCTCTGCAATTTCCATAGCTAAACGTAAATCAGCACAAGCCAAAATTGCTTCTTGTCTTCTCACGTCCATTGATCCATTTGATTGAAGGAAAGATCTTGCGTATGCAACCTCATAAGAACCTTTTGCTTTGACTGCTTTATCATCACTCACGGCAATTTCATCTGTTGCAGCATCAAGCATACGAGAAAGTTCGCTAAGTCGCTTTACCACTTCGCTTTGATTAGGCAACACGGCGTTTTCCTTTCTGCTTTGCTTTACAATCAGTGCAGAAATGCGGATTACCCATAAGTTTATCTAAAGGATAAAGATACGTCCATGCTCCACATGCTTCACATCTAGCGACTGGCTCAGTCATTGATTTTACCTGCCAAAAATCTTTCAAAACGAGTTAAATGATCTGGAATGTTACCTTTTAGTATAGATCTAGCAGTGTGACTAATCTCGCCAATTGTATTTCCAGTCCACATTGGTTCGTAATCCTTAAATGAGCCATTAAAATATGCTTTGATCCATTGAGCTTGTGGAATGTGTTCATCGTAAATGTGTAAACTACCTACAACATGTACATATTGACCCATTTCAATGTCTAAAGCTTTGGCAATTGCACCTTGTAATGCAATAAATTGAGTCAGATCATATGGAAGACCTAAGAATACGTCATTGCTTCTCATGTTTGTTCTAGCAATTAACTTATTGTCTCTAATAAAGTACTGCAAGTTTAATGTACAAGGAACATCTTTTACATCGACATTTAGATCTTTATTTGAGTCGAATATAGTCAAAACTGCTTGTCTAGTAGAGTAATCTTTCTTTAATTGATCTACAACCTTATTAAGATTGCCATGAATGCGTGGACCATAAGCACCATGAAGTATTCCATTATCCATGTACTTTCCAAACACTTGACTGGTATCTGTCATTGCTTCTGGATCAGTAACTTGTCCAACAAGTTGTAATGCTTCTTTAATACCAATATTGTGGTTAAGTTTACGGTTTTCCATAGATACAGGTATGTTCCATGGCTTTTCAACTTGTAAAGTGACGTTAAGCAGCTCTCTAGTAACCATACCACGAGGAGATATTGCTTCACCATGCTCAATTACATATTGAGTTGCTAACTCTAAAGCTTCGCTTGGATTTTCTGTAATTATATGCATTACCTGACCACCTCACTATGGATTATTGTTTTGTCTAAATATTTTACTTGTCTAAAAGCTTCTACAAATAAAGATCTTGAGTGTAGAACAAAATCGATCTCTAGTTCTTCACCTCGTCTTAACAATTCTTCAGCTATTGCATCTTCTGATCTTGTTAACAGAATTAACCTAGCTCCTAGTTTAGCAAGTTCCCAATTGCAATAGTCAAATGTTGTTTCATCAAATAATGATACTCTTCCATAAATCTTTGGCCACACAACTTCACCTAAATGCCATCGATCTAGTACCATATTGCTAGAAGTTAATGGTCGAATGTATTCATTAACCCATAATCTAGATCTAGGTTGTTCAGCATGCAAATATTGTGCATTGTATCGTTCTGTTAACTTTTGAGCATAAGTTGTTTTGCCTGTTCCATCAGAACCTTCGATGATTGTAATCATCTAAACTCACCCCATTCTCTGAAACTATCAACTTGTGAATGGTCCATTATAACTGGTTTTACGTCACCTGCCACATTCCACAATAAAGTTGAGGGTGTTTTAGGAGCAGATGTTTTGTCCAACATAAATCTTTCTAGACCTTTGCAATCGTACGTTGGAGCGGAGTTAATTTCCTGGTTGATTTTGTCTGCATACTCAGCTTTTTCTCTGAAAGCTTTATGGTAAGTTGTAACGTCCGCTCTTCCGATTTCTCCAGGGTGTAGGTTTCTTGCAACTGCAATTCCATGGAATCTTGCATTGGGCCAAGCAATTTGCAAAGTTCTCGTGAGAACTCCTGTGCTAACAACTGATACAACATCTTTTGGTTCATCTCGTTCTCCCCATTGTTGGATTGTAGATTTGACTCCAGCTGCAACAACTAGGGGATGATCTAAACCAAATGGCACAAACTGAGCATTATTTTCGGTTGCCCAATCTTTTGCATATTTGTTTAGAACTGGCATTGCTGCAATTCTTCTAAAAATAGGATTTGCTCCTCGTTCAATACAAACTAATTGATGGTCACTGACTACTTTTGATGAAGGCATAAACAATGTTAACTTTTTGTTATATTTCTTTGCAAGAGCAGCCAAAGATACTCCAGCCCAACCAACTCTAGGTTGCACGTAAACTAAATGATCTGACTCCATAGTTTTGACTAGCAAATCACCCCATCGACCTTTTGTGCCAACTCCTGTGACAGAATCGTCCCAAACTGTTGCACCATGAAAGGTACCAATATTTGGAGTTTGTGTTTCATCAACCCAATCGCCCGCTAAGTCTAACCATTCTTCTCTAGACTTGTGTGAATACTTACTTGAAGTGTCTGCAGTTATCTTAAACATTTTTAGCCTCCAAGTGTTTGTGATATGTCCAATGTTTTGCGTGGTGAGGAATTAAAGACTTGTTTGTCACTTGCCATGGTTTTAAATGTTCATAACCTTTAGGTACATAACATTCAACGTATCGGACATAGTCACATGCAACGTCTTCCAAACTCAGTCCTTTACCTAGATTTCTTTCATGATCTCTAGGGTCATATGGTGATCTAAACTCATTACAAATTCGATCCATTGCAGCATCTAAAAAGTCTTTTTGCTTGTAGCCTTCATTCTTAAACAACAAGTTTAATGCTTCGATTGCATTTTTGCCATAGTTTACTCGACTCCAAGGATCTATTAAATCAGGAAAGTATTGTGCGATGTCCATAACAAATGCTGTCATTACAAAATGAAAACATTTTAGACCTTCATTTTTGTGCCACTCGTTAATCCAATCAACTCCATCTCTAATAGACATGGTCAATGGATTATAGGACAAATAAGTATAGAAATCTTTGACTAAATGTGGCATATATTCTGAAATGTAGAGTTGAGATCCACGTGGATATTTTTCCGTCGGTTTAGGAAATTGTGGAATCTGATTACCTATGCTTGTAAAGATTGGTCTGCCAGTTCTCATTTCACTTAAAACATAGTTTTTCATATGCATCATGTTATCAGTATTCAAAGCCATGTCTGAAAGTATGCTGTTCCTAAATCCGTGGTCATAACTAAATGAAGCACCTGATCCAGTTACTCTATGAATCATAAATAGGTAAAACCAATCCATTGTATGTAAATTATAACCGTCAAAACGAGTATCAATTTGCCATTTTTTAGGATTATTGCTTCCATGCCAGATCTGCTGGATTGCATTACTAAATCCAGCAAACTCACGATCTACTGTGTCGTAGATAGTAATGTGATGCTGCAATGGATCATCAACATGTAAGTCTTCAGAAGTATCACGTCCGCCTTCACTTGCAATGTTTATGTTTTGCAAGACTGCCGCTTTTTCGTAATACTTCTTAAAGTCTTCCCAATAAATGGTTTCAGTTATTTTCGACATTGTTAACCAAATCCCATTCATAAAATTCAGGTGACAAATGGACTGATCCAGGTTTTTCCATGTAAGTTTTAGCATAGTCTTCTGGATCTATCATGTACCAATTAGTTGGCCATTCATGAACATTGTCAAACTGATATTTCATCTCGTTAGTCATGATCTGACGGACTCTGTCACGTGTAGGATGAGATCCATAAAAAGCTGTACCTTTATAAAATCCTGTTTTTGGAATCTTGCGACCCTCAAACTCAATTGGATAAGGTGCAGTAACTTCAAATGTGCCTATTTTTCCTTTTTGTTGCATGTGTTCTAAATGCATTCTAAGATTACTAACTAATCTACGTGCTGAACCTTCAGGATCAAGTTGTCTACATAAATGGTGTCTTATGTCTACATTTCCTGCATTTATAACTAAATGAGGTACAAAGTAATCAGGAAGGTAAGGTTCTATTCCTCTTTCGGTTAAACCATGCAAAGTTAAACCATCATGACGATAAACAACTGTGTTTGCTCTGTATCTAGAAATTGAATGAGAGTCGCCAATAACTACTCGCTGAATATCTAAAACTAGATCTTCATGCTTAATAACTTCGCATTTCATCAAATCACGAATCTTTGTCCACTCTGATTCTGTAAAATCAAAATCAGTCTTTGCAGCGCGTGGACGTAGAATTCTTTCAATATCACCTACAGGCATATCTAAAGCTTTGATATTTGCAAGATCCATATCTAAAACTCTGGCGATTCTGTCTCTAGTTTCTCGAGTATATCCACCAAATAGATTAAAGACTTCACCTTTGAATTCCATAGGAGTTGATACTAACCATGTGCCTTCTTTGACAAGTTGGTCATTGCCAAAAGCAATTTCAGATTTGGTATTAAAAGCATTGTCGACCATGCATTTCTGCATTCTCGGCCATGCAGATCTATGACTAGCAATTCGATCTGTAAATGAGGTAACTACATCATCTAGTATGTATTTCATTCTATGTGCTCACAAGCAATTGGAGTACAAAGAACAGCTGCATCATCAAATGCTCGTCCACAAGTTTTGCACTTTCCTTCTACGCCATCGTAACCTAAAAGCTGACGCTTGGCATTTTTATCTGCTTTTTCAAAGTAAAGATCTAGAATGGACTGTTCATTAACACCTGCGACTAAGACTAAATTAGCCCAGAAATGAAGTACATCTATCATCTCTCCAACAAAAGCAGCACGATTAAAATGCCGACTAGTAGCCCATGGTTTCCAACCAGTCTCATTCAATGCTTCATGTAATTCATCTGTTAAGGCCAAAGACATGTCACGAATATATTGAGCTCTTTGTTCTTCATCAAGAGTAGTAACATCCACTCCGTATGACTTAAGTTGTAGTCTTCTTTGATTATCTAAAATCATTTGTAAAGCACTCACGGTTTTACCTCCTGTTTTAATGAAATGTTAAATGATCTTGCTAACTCAGCAATGGCACCCAGATCGT